CTTGTGAGTTTCGTCGTGTTGAACCTTGTCACTAAGTGCTCCTTTGATATTGCCTGCAATATCCGTGACTGTAATGACCGGAGTCGGAAGGGGAGGTTCAATGGTGATGACTGTATCTTTTGCGGTGACTCGGTATTCTTCGGAATATGGCGGTCCGTCACCAAGAGATACGGGTTCATCGTTAATGAAGAGAAAACAGGCATCTCGCATCGTTGGCTTGACCTCAACAGTCAGGTCTTCGACGTTCGTGGCCGTGCTATGGTTTCCAAGGCAACCTTAGGTTTTCTCCGTCCTCCTCGCTCCGAACCTGGATCTATGTTGCGATCCGTCATTGTGGGTATGCGGGGCTTCAGACTTGATAACGTCTTTCGGGTTATCAATATGATGCGGCATGAAATCTCCCTTCGGGGAGTGCTAGAGGATTTAGGTTCTCTGGGACCCTATTGGCGAGATCGACTCGCGAAAAAGCGGTGGTTCCGGGCGGCCGCCATGTTGGGCGGAGCTCAAGTGATCCAACGTGGAGAGGTGAGGGAGGTGCCGAACGTCGTCGGACCCCCACCTCGAAGTCGATTTTACGACTTTGTCTCTCGTGCTGCAGCCCAGCTGCAGCGAGACAATACAAAAGAGTGGATGGGAGTTAGGGTTTGTCCTAGCTCCAAGAAGCTCGACCGACAAGGCTACAAGCAGGCCTTGAGTAATATCGATCCTCTTCTTCTTAAGAGGCGTTTCTACTGGGGTGGATTTCGGTGGGCCTTTGTATGGCCGAAACCTTTGTACGACGTTGTAAAAGGTTTTGATATTTTCAGTTCAGGCGAAGAGTTATGGTGCGATGACCACCCTTTCTTGAAGACTGTTCCAAAAATATTCGCTGATCCGTTACCCAGGAGAAACTACCCCCCTCCTCTTTGCCTCCTTTCCGCCGGCGTCGACAATTTGCCGACTTTCAGGCTGTAGACGGTGGGGCCTTCTGTCACAGGGAGGTGAAAGCTCTTGAAGGGAGGGAGTGGTCCCTCTGACATGTCTCCGATGATCCGACTCCCCGTTGACCTGCGTTTCGGTCGATGGTGGGCGGGCGTACCAGACGCACAACGCGAGGCCCTTTCTCCGTGAGGAGTCTGGGCGAGTAGCAAGTAGGGCGACTTCAAGTCTAGCGCTTGGTCCGGTGTTACCCGAACGCACTGGTACCTGACGACGTTTGTTCGTCTTAACCCTTAGCCAGTTGAAAGCCATCAGCAGATGACAAGGCTGCTACGGTCTCGGTAGGAGATGTGTGTCCATAGACTTAGAACCGGTGTTGTACCGCAGGCACCTTTGGTCCCCCTCGGGGGTAACGTCCAGGGCTGTTTATGGATGAAAGAGTGGAAGCCGCCATGAGAAACCTGTCTCTAGGCGAATGGGTATCGGAG